TCGCAAGAAAGCCAATTCAAGAGGTTGGTGGAAAGTCACCGATATTGAGCAATGGCCAGATGGGACTATTTGCGTAAATGCTTGGTGGTCCACGTCACGCTATTACTCAGAGAAGGCACACGCCATGTTTCGAGCATGCTATCCAGATCAAATAAAATCAATTACGAAAGACGTAGTTCCTGGTAAAGGACACGCTCCAAAAAGAAACAAGTAACTTTATTACAAAAAGAAATCCCCCACCCCGAAGGGTGAGGGATAACTTTAGTTAGTGAAAAGGTAAACAAAAGAAGTAAAAAACCCTTGCCTCTAACTGAAACTATTATAAGCAGTTCAGTTGAAATAAATCAAGCGCTACTTAATAATGTCCTATTCGATTACTGAAGCGGACTCTTTGTTACCAACTTTAGTTGCAACAAAAGATTTCACTACTGATAGTGCTGCAGCGAGAGCAGCGGTTGCTGCACCTTTTGCGGAACTAAGATCAGTAACCACGAACATGGCTGCAAATGTTTGAGCGAAAGTCATAACTGCACGCTCTCCAACCTGCTTGATAAGATCCATGTTGATTTCTGGCATTAAATTTCTCCTTGTTAGGGGATACAAACGAGACGTTTTGTCTCCTTCATATTCTACCGCACACAGATATCATCTGTCTAGTAACGTTTAGATAAAAGTTTACCTAAGATTTACTAATTTGTGATATCGCTTTTTGGAGCATTAAAAGCCGAATCAATCTCTGCCTGATCAAGAACACCGTCATCTGCAAAGGCTGCGGCTAGTTTTTGAACAACGGCTGCCGTGGAAGTTACGCCTGCTAAAAACGCAGCCTTCCATGGATCGATACCACCGATCAAACTTGAGCCACCAATGATAGCCATTGCATTCATACAGAACACCGCACCAATACGTGCAAGTGTGTTCCAAAGCATACTACTCGTCTGTTTCATCTTCTCTCTCATCATCTATATAGTCTAATATGGTTCCAATCAAGTGTAGCGCAAGACCGGCAAAAGATATATATATTCCCTGCCTTAAAGTCGTTGAACTCAAAGTGATCAAAACCAATCCAGTCCCGGCTAAAGTCCACCCAAGGTAAGCGAATTCTCTAAATACCCTGCGTAAACCACCTATGATTAATTTTCCTATACTTTTTACTTTATTCACGGCACCTCCTTACTTACCTCGTTGTGCGCTTGCCTTAGCGCTTGCTTTTGCTTTCGCTCTTTTTGATCCTCCGCCTGAAGATCCACCGCCTCCACCACTGGAGCCTCCTCCGCCACCGCCTCCACCACCAGATGGACCAGCAGTGGTAGTCGTGGTTGCAGCAGCCACAGTTACCGCAGCAGCAACAGCGACAACTGTACGTCGAGTTTCTGTATCAACTGCGGAACCTTCGGCAACATATTCGTTGAAGGCTTCGTCATCAAAGATATCCACTTCTTCCTCAAACTGTGCCTTAACATCATCATCTGCTTCGTTAACCGCTTGAACAAATACTTGAACGGCGGCTCCGCCTTCATCAACTATCTGCTCAAACACTTCTTCATTTTCCAATACGTCTTCAATTTCTTCTACGGTTACCTCACCGTCTACAATCTCAAGAAAGTCCTCAGCGAACTCCTCATCAATTTCATCTAACTCTGTAATGACCTTTTCTTCAGCCACGTCAATTTCAGAAAGGTCTACGTCTTCAATGTCAATACCAAGATCGTTAAACTCTAGGGCAAGTTCTTGGTCTTCTTCATCAACCTCAAACTCTTCAAAGAACTCTTCCACTGAAAGTTCCTCCCCATCTTCATCAACAAACGTAAACTCAACCTCTTCTCCATTTATTGTAACCATCTCAACGGGCACATTCGGATCCAACGGGTCTGGATCTACATCATCAGTAAAGCCATCGCCATCACAATCAGGATCCCACAAACAATCAACTTCATCGTTGAACCATTCTTCTGCATCAAAAACTCCGTCCCCATCAGTATCAACTGTTAGGAAGGGCGCATCTGGATCAAGGGGATCGATGTCTTCAAAGTCTTCAATACCATCGAAATCACAGTCAGGGTTATTGATGCACTCTTCAAACTCTTCTTGGTCAAACACCAAGTCGCCATCAGAGTCAATAGTTAGAAAAGGCAAGTCTGGATCAAAATCATCAGGATCTTCAAAGTCCCAAGTTCCGTCAAAGTCACAATCTACAAGATCCTCACAGCCGTCTTCTTCGCCCCTATCAAATACAAAGTCACCATCTGTATCTATTGTCCACACAGGAATGTCCGGCTCGTAATCGTCTGGGTCTTCAAAGTCGCCAGTGCCGTCGTCATCACAGTCGATGTCCCAAACACAGCCTGCTTCTTCACCCCTATCAAAAACTCCGTCACCATCATTATCTATCGTCCACACTGGCACGTCAGGTTCATAGTCGTCAGGATCTTCAAGGTCGCCCGTACCGTCACCATCACAGTCTGGTGTAAGTTCACACCCTTCTTCTTCGCCTTTGTCAAACTCACCATCGCCATCGTTGTCTACAGTCCATACAGGTATGTCAGCATCGTGATCGTCTGGATCGTCAAAATCGTCTGTACCGTCAAAATCGCAGTCAACAAAGAACCTACACTCTACTACTTCTCCAGTTTGCAAGTCTGTGCCATTTTCTTCTTCAGCATCAAATACCCCGTCTCCGTCAGTATCAACTGTCAATACCGGCACGTCAGGATCTAGATCATCAATGTCGTGGAAGTCGTCTGTTCCGTCTCCGTCACAGTCTGCATTGTCTTCACACCCTTCCGTTTCCTCTTGATCAAACACTCCATCACCATCAGTATCAACAGTTAAGTTAGGCACATCAGGATCTAGATCATCGGTATCCTGAAGATCGCCTGTACCGTCATCGTCACAATCTTCGTCATCTTCACAACCTTCAGTTTCTTCCGCATCAAACACACCGTCATTATCTGTGTCCACTGTTAAGACAGGAACATCAGGATCGGTGTCATCAGTGTCTTCCAAGTCACCAGTTCCATCATCATCGCAGTCTGCATTATCCTCACAGCCTTCAGTTTCTTCAGCGTCAAAAACCCCATCACCATCTGTGTCCACTGTTAGCACAGGGACATCTGGATCTGTATCATCGGGATCAGTGGCATCACCAGTACCATCATCATCACAATCAGTATCATTAACACAGCCCTCTGTCTCAGCGCTGTCTACAACCCCATCTCCATCTGTGTCCGGCTCACCAATAAGTATTGTCACCTCATTAGACCAGCCTGAGTAGTGTCCATAAGTGTCATTATCAGACCTAACGTCCAGCCTGTACGTTTGGTTAAGCCCTCCCGTACTTTCAAAAGACGAATAGGGAATTGTTATCTCAGTATTTAGAGCATTAGCATCACCCACGTTGCCAGTAGCAATACCCCAACCAGCATTAGGCGGAATGTTCCAAGATATGGAATAACGCTCAACAGGAACGTATCCCGTGTTAGGTTCGTCCCAATCTAAAGTTATCGAGTTGCCATTATCAGTTACCGTTAAATTCATCGGAGGCCCAATAAAAGGAGCAACATCATATAGGGTAACATTGTTCGTTTCAAGCGTATACGTTAAGTCGCCCCAATCCTGAACATAGTCAGGGTTACCTGTGCCCCCATTTACCGTAGATCCAGAGTCAGGATCCCAGTAGCCAGCACGAACACGGTAAATACCCGCTTGGTATGTTCCCGTTATTTTCGCACTTACACATTGATCAGCGTTGTTGTGGTTAGCGTCGTCGTCTTCAGTTAAATAAGTGTTGTTATTATCGTAATCGTATAAAAACAAATAAGGATCTGTGCCTGAATTGGGATAACTCATTTCATTACAACCCTCGTTAGAGTTACCCAGTAGTGTAATTTCTGTCTCTTGATCAAGAATAAAGTACCAATCAGACAGACCAGTCACATTGTATGAGGTAGCCCATGCAGGGGTAGCCGCAAACCAAGCAGTTATCAAAAGCCAAACAAAGCATGCTTTGGCCATTCTTCGAAATAGATTACCACGACGGCGCTTCATCTCGCTCCCAATACACAAGTACACACTACCTCTATTCTACATCGGGTAACACTTGCCTTATTTGAAGGTCATGGTATAATAGATAATATGCCAAGTTACACATATCAATTCGTAGAAACAGAAGAGGTTATTGAGGTTTATCAGTCGATAAAGGAAGATACTCTAACAGAAATAGAGCATCCAGAGACTGGTAAGAAAATGGCCGTTAAAAAAATATTCTCTGCACCTGCAATAAGTGGGTTTACCCCTACGCCCGCAACTGTGGCACCAACGTATAGATCAGATAGGTCTACGGCTTGGAACTCAGCACAGATAGAATAACGCTATTATAAAGGTATGTCGAAAATAACCTTTATGATGGGAACGATGTCCTCTGGGAAAACGACTCATCTGTTGCAGTCGCATTTTAACCTAAACCAAGCATTCCCTAATCAGGTTATGCTGATGAACAAGAACGACAGATCCGGTGACTCTGTGTGCACCAATAGAATGGGTGGAATGAGTTTGTCTACAGGGGTCTGTGACAAAACGTCCCTTGTTGATGCGATTGACGAATGGGAAGACGCCTTGGGCGATGAAGTACAATACTTATTTTTAGATGAAGTGCAATTTTTCTCAATAGATCAAATAAACGAACTTCCTCACTTGGCTGACCATCGGCACATAGATGTCTTTGCATATGGACTGCTAACAACCTACAAAGGAAACTTATTTCCGGCTAGTGCCCGCTTGCTAGAAGTATCTGATCAAATCGTTCATTTAAGAAACGGTGTTCGTTGTTGGTGTGGTGCTAGGGCAACGCACAACGCATTATTCAAGGCCGGCAAAAAGATGTCCAGTGGGGAAACAGAAGTTGTGGACAATGATGAGTCAGCAATTGATTACCAAGTCATGTGCAGAAAGCACTTTTTAGAACATATTGGATTTTCGTTATAGCACCACAGAGAATGGTTGCCTGTCAGAGTCTTCGCCGTCGTGCACTTGCAAGTCCAAAGAATCAAAGATCATGGTAACAACTTGCATCATATCGTCACGTGTTTCTTCTTCCTCATCTTCGTGTGGGTCGTAAAGATCAACCAAAACATCTACAAACTTGTCAAAAAGTTTTAATTTGTTTTCATCATTTGTACTCATAGTAATATGGTAGCAAACTATTTTATAGAAATCCACTAATTGGCCTTGACAAAGGTAAAGCACCACGCTAATATAGAAAGCATCTGCAAAGATAAACCTAAATGGAAGGATACTTACATGAGTAACGCAGACGTAGTAATTAAAGGTAATGTCACCGCTGACCCTGAGTTGAAATTTTCCAGCAATGGAAATGCACGACTGGTTTTTTCAGTCGCATCAAATCGCAACTTTCAGGTAAACGGTGAGTGGCAGAAGGAAACTTCATTCTTCAATGTTGTAGCATGGCGCAAAACCGCCGAAGATGCTGCTGGAGTCATTGAGAAGGGACTACCTGTTATCGTAACCGGACGCTTAGAACAGCGTTCATGGGAAGATAAAGAAACAGGTGCAAAGCGATCAACTGTTGAAGTTGTAGCCGATGCTGTAGCCGTTAATGTGTATGCAATCGAGAACTTGACTCGTCGCCAATATGATGGCAGTGGATCAAGCAACACTCAATCAAACACATCAAAAGCAACAGTTCCATCTTCAGACCCATTTGAAGACTTCTAATTGTCGATTTGTAATAGCCGGTCCCTTGTAAAGAGGGATCGGCTTACAAATTAATATTGACATTTACTAGAATTAGGAGTAACCTTTTATTATGGAAAAAAACGAATGTAAAGCCGCCGTTGAACTGTTAAGCGTGACATGGGGACAATCCGTGGACGCATCTTCAATCACTGTTCGGGCTAAGGGCTTTTGGGAATACATTAACGACTTACCCTACGATGCAGTCAAAGACACAATCACTCATCTGGGGTTATCAGGAAAGAAGTGGGCACCTCGACCAGGTGAACTTCGTATCGCCGTGTTAGCAAAAATGCGTGACGAGGAGTTACCTCCAGAACCAGAAGAGGCATGGACGGTTTTACAAGCAATCGGACAAAAGATCTACAGTGGTACTTATGATTACGACAAACCACACCCCGTATTGGCAGATACAATCAAAAGACTTGGAACTGGTGCAACTGCACTAACTACCAACGCAGATCGTGCCATGTTTATTTCACTTTACGAGAAGACACGAGAGGCTTATATTTTAGAAAGGTATGGATATGACTCAACCAATTGATGACGTACTCGCAAGAGTAAACCACAGTCAATCAGGAAAGAACCAATGGGACGCAAACTGCCCATGTCGAAACGACGATGACAATCCATCACTACGTATTTCTGTAGGCAACCAGAATCAGGTTCTTATGAAGTGCCTACGTGGAGGCGGTTGCGATTTGGGAGAGATTTGTACTTCTATCGGGCTTGAGGTGACTGACTTGTTTCCGAAGGACACAACTAAACCTAAAAAGCCTAAATTAGACTTGGTTGAGACATACAAGTACTTTTATGCCGACAACACCCTTGCGCTTGAAGTCCTTAGATATGTTGATGGAAAGGGCAAAAAGACTTTCCGCCAAAGAAAGCCAGATGGTGCTGGAGGGTATGATTGGTCAACCTCTGACATTGAAAAGCCACTATACCGCTTACCACAAGTCATACAAGCAATTGAAGACGGAAGACCAGTATATGTTGTGGAAGGTGAAAAAGATGTTCACTCTCTTGAAGCGCTAGGAAAAACAGCAACTACAAATGCTGGTGGTGCAGGTGGAGAAGGGCAAAAGAAGTGGACGGCAGAACACACCAAAACCCTAGCAGGGGCAAAGGTTGTAATAATCTGTGACAACGACGAAGCAGGATATCTGCATGCTAGATCAGTAAATGCAGATCTTACATCTGCTGGAGCGAATGTTAAAGTGTTCAAACCAAGCACCTACAAAGATGTAAGCGACATGCTTGAGGCTGGAGAAACCCTACAAGAGGGACTCGTGCCTTTCGACACAGAGCAGTACGAGCCTGTGAAAGAGGTTGAGGAAAACAACAACCTCACTCAATTGATTGACTCACTTCAGAGCATTGATTCAAATCAACCTGAAGCGGTTATCATGGGGCGTGCTTCAGCAGCCTTTGACACATTCATAACAGCAAAAGACAGACAACACCAAGATCAAGGTGTCCGTGTTGAGTGGAGTCCATTCCTTGAAACAAACGTAGATCTTTCATATGATTGGGTTATACCAAATCTTTTAGAAAGGCAAGAACGTGTGATTGTTGTGGCTGCCGAAGGTGCTGGTAAAACTACACTAGCCAGACAGGTAGCACTAATGGCATCTGCTGGAATTCACCCATTCCGCAGAGACGCAATGGATCCAGTTCGCACATTAATGATTGACTTAGAAAACCCTGAACGAATCATTAGACGTACATCACTCAGAATCTACGACAAGATTAAATGGCACAAAAAGCACGATCAGATGGACGCTCATCTAATGATGAAGCCAGATGGAATTAACTTATTGACTCCTGCTGATAGAGCACTAGTCGAAGAACATGTTGCTTCTGTAGAGCCAGACATTCTTTTCTTTGGACCCCTGTACAAGGCGTTTCTTGATCCAGGTGGAAGAACAGCAGAATCAGTATCTATTGAGATTGCTCGATTCCTAGACTACATTCGCCACACATACAATTGTGCCTTATGGGTTGAGCACCACGCTCCCTTAGGCTCAGGTGGACAAAGGGACTTGCGTCCATTTGGTTCCGCAGTATGGTCACGGTGGTCAGAGTTTGGTATTGCACTTTCTCCAGATCCTACAGATCCAGAACTGATTGAGTTTAAGCATTACCGTGGACAACGAGAAGCACGTGAGTGGCCAACCTTATGCAAGCGAGGAAACAAGTGGCCATTTGAAGTTGTTGAATTTGCTCAATACACGAATACAATTAATGCTTCAGCACCAGATCGAAGTGACGAGGAGTTGAACGAGGCTTTAGAAAACGAAGAGTTTGACGATCAGGTAACACCATGGTAACGAAACTTGACAAAATGATCAATTTTATATACAATTATACTATCGCTCTCAATACACAAACACACACTTGAGTATAACACGAGGCGGTTGGTTTGCCTCCGACTAATCGGGGGCAAATCTATTTATAAGGAGAAATATGAACAAAAGAGTATTGCTAACAGGTGGGCTTGGATTTATTGGCTCACATACTGTAGAACATTGGCTAAAAAATACTGACTGGGAAATTGTGGTTTTAGATGCCTTACGTTTTTCAGGGAGGATTGAACGACTAACAGATATTGAAGGCTACGATCCCTCAAGGGTTAGTGTGGTTTGGCATGACTTGAGAGCGCCATTGCATTCACAAGTACAAGAGAAGATAGGTAAGATTGACTACATCGTGAACATGGCGTCTGACTCCCATGTTGATAGATCAATCACACACCCTGTTGACTTTGTACAAAATAACGTCAACTTGGTACTAAACATGTTGGAGTATGCTAGAGAGGCACAACCTGAAAAGTTTATTCAAGTTTCTACTGATGAAGTGTATGGTCCTGCTCCAGCCGGACACAATCACGCAGAAGGGGAACCACATCGGCCCTCTAATCCATACTCTGCATCAAAATCAGCACAAGAAGCAATTGCTTACTCATACTGGAGAACTTTTGATGTACCAGTTATTATCACGAACACAATGAACAACTTCGGGGAACGACAACACCCAGAAAAGTATGTTCCTATGGTAATTAAAAAAGTGTTATCAGGAAATCTTATTGAAGTGCACAGCAAGCCGAATGAAGATGGTGAATGGACAGTTGGATCCAGAGTGTGGCTACACGCTAGGAACCACGCAGATGCAATTCAGTTTATATTAGAAAACGTAGATGTAGATTACTACATCGACAGCAATGTCACTCCAGACATTCAACGCTTTAACGTTGCTGGAGAAAAAGAGATCGACAATCTAGAGATCGTAAACATGATTGCGGAGATCGTGGGAGAAGAGCCAAACTATGAGTTGGTGGACTTCCACTCAAGCCGCCCAGGTCATGATCTTCGTTATTCCCTAGATGGATCGAAACTTAAAGAGTATGGGTGGAATGCCCCCATCTCTGTACAAGAATCTTTTGAGCGTACCGTTCAATGGACAATGAGTCACCCAGAGTGGCTCGTAGAGTAGTAGGAGAACTATGAAAACAGTTAATGATCAATTTCCAAACTTTGCGCTAACAGGCGTAAGTTTAGAAAATAAATTTATAAGAGTTTCCAATAACTCAGCAGGCGTCTTTGAAGAAGAGCCATGGTCCGTATTTTACTTCTACCCGAAGGACTTTACTTTTATTTGCCCAACTGAAATTGCAGAAATGGATAGGTTGGTTGACGAAGGTGTCCAAGTTGTAGGATTCAGTGGAGACAATGAACACTGCAAATTAAATTGGAAAAAGACAAACCAATTAATTAAAAACATTCGTCACCCACTTGTAGCGGACACCGGATTATCGCTGTCTGAAGAACTAGGCATAGTCCACGAAACAGAAGGCGTATGCTTAAGGGCAACATTTATTGTTGACCCATACAACGTAATTAAATCAGTTACAGTTAATGAACTCAACACTGGAAGAAACGTTGATGAAGTAATACGAACATTAAAAGCAATTCAGGCTGGCGGCTTAACAGCATGCTCTTGGAAAGAGGGAGACGCTTTCGTCGGATAAGCCTTGACAAATTAGCATAAGTGTGCTAATATTAGATGTCATCATATTCAAACACAAACAGAAGGAGTAATATGAAAGACCACAAAAACACTATATTTTTAGATGTTGATGGAGTCATTAATAGCCTCATACACCTTTACAACAGGGAAAACACTATATTTGATTCTCCAACAAACCCACACCGTGCAGGAAATTACACTGTATGGGTTCCAGAATACATGCCACAACTAGTCCAAGCCATGGAAAAAGCAACAAACCTTTACTGGCTTACGACTTGGCGAGATAAGGCCAACGAGTACATCTCACCAATACTTGGGGTATCGAGTGAACTTCCAGTTATCAACGACGGATCCCCAATGAGATCAGTTGAATGGAAGTTTCCAGCATGCCTTGATTTAGCCAAAAATCTTAGTGCTTCTGGACAAAACATTTACTGGGTTGAAGATTTTCATGGAATGGTTCAATCAGAACACAAACAGTTCCTAACCTATGTAGACACAGACGCAAAAGGTGAAGGCGTGTTGTTACCACAGCACCTCCCAGAAGCGCTCATGAGCGTCCTAGTGGACGAAGGTGGCTACAATGG